GTGCCTTGCTGATGACCTTGAGTTCGATGGTCTCCCCAGCCACAGTGCAGTACTGCGCCGGGGATCCCAAACTTGCGAACAGCCGTTTGACACCCAAGGCAAACGGATCGATTGGCATCAGCTGGCCAGGAGCTTGACCAAGAGCCCCGGACGATGGCACATCGGCAGCGGATTGCTCTGCGTATGCAGATCCGTGCCACGACCAAATTCACGAGGCTCTTGCTTGGCGTACAGGGGCTGGCCCAGCGTATTGACCGTCTCGTTGAAGTCAGCCGGTGCGAAGTACGTGGCAAAGGTGTCCACCGTGCCTTCGGGGAAGGCATGGCCTTCGCCAGAAGCGATGAACTTGCGGACATTGCCATCCACATCGGATGCTTGGCCCAGATACTCCTCAAAGGTGACGCCCGCAAAGGTGAAGCCCGTGCGTTGGTCTGCACGCAGCGCCAAACTCTCCTGGTACCACTGATATGCCTTGACCACATTGGGGTGAGCCGTCAGAAGATCGAAGAACTCCGGAGAGACCAGCACGCGAACGCCGGTCATGTATTCGCCCTTGAGGTTGAGCTCAAGGTAACGCTTGAGATCCAGGCACTTCTTTTTGACATCAGTTTTTTCGTTGTTGAGCGCGAAGTTGAATTCCTTGGGCTCGATACCGAACTCATCGAAGAGGTTGTAGAGGACCGAACCGTCCGCATCCAGGATCACGCCCTTGAGTGCGCCCATGCGCAAATGTTCCAGCGTGATGGCGTGCTTGTTGCGCATCGACTGCAGATGCTCGGCCATCACGTTCGCGATGGTTTCGGTGTCGGTTTCAGAGCCAAACGCACGCAGACCTTGCACTTCCTCGGGCAGCACCACGTCGTCGTGCGGAATGTGCGGGATGATGAACGAGCGCAGCGTGCGGCGACCACGCTTTCCCACCGTGCCAGGGGCACCGACGGGCAGCGTAGGTAGCAGGTTCAGAACACCGTTGCGCTCTTCCACCGCAATTTGGCGAAAGCGCACAGGGCGAGCAGGCATCAGGTTGATCTGATCGAGCTTGCCGAACTGGTTGGGTAGGATGTTGATGGCAGCGGTGAGCGCCGTCATCGAAAACGCGGGGGACTGGAAAGGATTGTTCATTGCTTAGACTCCTTGGCGAACGAGGACGCCGATCGCTTCGAGCTGAGCGATGGCTGCGGTTTTTTCTTCCGTGGTGATGGCAACTGGCCAGACCAGCGCGTGATCGGCCACGATGGCTTGACGCGAAACGATCAGGCCGTTGGTTCTTTCTGCGGCACTGGCATCAATGCTTTGCAACACCACGCCAGCGGCGACTTCTGAACCATCGGTGGCCGAAGGGTCGAGAGCTTTGACCTTTTGGGTCGCACTCACTCGACCAATCACGGTCCCGAGCTTGAGGTTTTGTCCGGAAACCACTGTGACCTGGTCACGGGAGTACAGGTTTTCCTCTTCGTACTTGAGCAGGTCGCCCAAGGTAAGGTCATTGGTAATGGCAGTCATCAGGTTCTCCTATCAACGGTGGGGGACTTGCGTTGCGTCACGCTGCTTTTGAGCGCGTTGCTGCGCGGCACGAACGACAGGGCTGTCTTCGGGCTTGGCTTGGGTTTGGGTTCCTGCCTCGGGCAAGATGCGGCTGGAGATTTCGGGAGAACCAGAGGCCTTGGCCGCCAACAGCTCCTTGCGTGCCTGGTCAACTGATACGCCACGCTCGATCAAGGCCGCCGTCATCTCGGACTTGCCCGCTAGAAGGCACATCTCGGCAATGGCCAGCACCTGGGCACTGGCCGCCTTGATGTCATGGCCTTGGGCCACAGCACTGGTTTGCGCTTGTGCGCCGGGTTGTTCACCCGTGCCTTGCGTGGCATCGCCGCTTTGTGCTGGCTCTGTTCTCATCTGGTCAGCAGGTTGGTGTTGCTCTTCTTGAGTTGTCTGCCCATCGGCAGTTTGGGTTGCATCGTTTTGCATGCAAACGCTCCTTTTCATGGACGGTCCGGGCGTGGAGATCCCCATCTCGCGGCCCGAACCTTGAATTCGCGCGATGGATGTCGTTTTCGTTTGGAGCTCTTCACTGAGTGCAATCAGTGCGTCGTCTAGCGTCCCGACCACATCGGCCAGACCGGCATCAATCGCGTCTTGCGCGAAATACAGACCTGCCTCGGTGTCTTGAACGTCTTGCACTGAGAGGTTTCGGTTGGCGGCGACCGTCGATACGAACAGGCCATACAGCCGGTCCACTTCCGCCTGCAGCGCTTGAGCTGCGTCAGTGGACAAAGGCGCATGAGGCGACATGTCGTTCTTGCGGTCTCCTGCGTACACCGCTGTGTAGCGAAGTCCATTCATGGCGTCGCGCTGCGATTGATCGACATGCAGTGCAATCACTCCTACGGATCCGACGCCACCGGTTCGCGTGACATAGACGCGTGCAGCCGCACTGGCAATGGCATACGCTGCCGAGAACGCGTCGTCGTTGGCAACGGCCCAGATGGGTTTGACCTGCCGAGCTGCCACGATCTGGTCTGCCAGATCAAACGCTCCACCGGCTTCACCGCCTGGTGAGTCAATGTCCAGCAAGATCGCGTTGACTGCAGGATCCCGAACCGCCTGCGCAAGCTGCGCACTGATGGCCGAGTAACTGGTCAGGCCTGAGGCGGCATCGACCGCTGCCGCTCGCCGCACCAAGGTGCCGGACACGCTGATGACTGCGATGTTCGATGTCAACGAGGTTGGATTGGCAGGTGGGGCCTGCGCAGCCAAGTGCTTGATGAGTTGTTGCGAATCGTCTGACATGGTTACTCCCAAACGGGGGCCAAGCACCGAGAGAATCACATCCAGTTTTCTGGGGTGAATCAGTAGGGGCGTGCCAAAGATTCGCGATGCCAAATGCGGCATCGACGAGATGTGGTTCATAGGTCCTCTGGTTTTAGGTTTGCTGATCTACCAAGGGCGCGCTTGGTGAGTCAGGAGGGAGCGAGGGAGCAGCCGAGTTGGTTGCACCATTGCGGGCCACTTGCCTTGGGTCCGTATCAAGAACGAGCCCCAATGCATCTGCCCTGGCGTTATCTGCCGCAATCTCTTTGTCGATCGTTTCCGCGTCGTAGCCAAAAGACGAGATGGCCTCAGAGCGGCTCATCAAACCGGAGCGAATGGCCAGTTGGAGGGCTTTGAATTCCTTCTCGGGATCCACCCACTGCCAGCCTTGCGGGATCCACTTCACCGCCTGCCACGCTCTGGCGGACTGACGGCTCTTGGCATAACCTGTCGCTGTCAGTGCGCCACTGAGCACTGCGGCATCCATCCATGCACGCCAGATCGGGCGGCACATCTGATGCACGATCACGCCATGTTGGATGGCTTCACATCGGCGACGGAACTCCAGGAGACCGGCACGGATCGACGAGTAATTCACGCCCGACAGATCACCGGTCAACTGTTCGTAGGTGATGCCCATGGCCACAGCGACTGCGCGAAACTGCACCCGCAGGAATTCCGCATACGAGCCACCGACATCCGCTGGATCAGAAAACTTCACGTCCTCACCAGGCTCCAGGACTTGCATGGTGCCCGGCTCCAAACCCGTCATGGCCACGCCCATTTCATCCGCGTCACCTTCGCCCAGCAGTTGGTCTTCGGGTGATTGGCGCGTGATGAATCCCGCGAACATGGCCGCCGTCTTTTTACGGACTAACTCTGCATCGTCGTACTGATCGAGCTCATTGAGCTTGACCAAGGCCCGCGACAGCCAGGGCTCGCCGCGAATCTGTCCAGGTCGCAGGGGGCGAAACAGGTGGACGATCTCCTCAGCTGGAACCGGCACCAGATCGTTGCCATTGACCGTCAAGTTCGGGTCACCCGGATGCTCGCGGTACAGGTGGTAGGCAACCCGACGCCCAAGAGCATCAAACTCGATGCCGCTACGGATCGGGTTGCCCGATGCACTGATCGTGTTCAGGCTCAAAGGCAGGTGCTCGGGCTCCAGAATCTGCAACTGGATCGGCACACTCAGGCCATCTTCCTGCCGCCGATTGCGGATGCGGATCAGGCATTCGCCACCCTCAACCATCGCCCGACATGCAAGTGACTGCAGGCCGTAGAAATCGGTGAGGTTGTTGCTGTCTGCTTCCTCCACCCACTGCCACCACAGCGCATGAACCTTCTCCCGGAACTTGGGGTCATCCACCAAGGATTGCGGCTTGATCCCGGTGCCGATGGCATTGGAAACAAAGCTGTCGACCGCGTTGGCCGCCCAGGCGTTTCTGCGCACCAAATCCCGAGACTTGACCCGCAGTTGGTTGCCCGTGGCCAGCATCGCCGAGACAGCTCCCGGATCACCAGGATTCCAAACACGAGACCTGCGACCTGAGCCAGCAGCCTCGTGAACGGAATTCCAGCCCACATAGGATGTGAGTTTTTTCCAAAAGGCCATCTCAGAACCCCTTGGATGTAGTGATCCTGATCTGACGAGTCTTGGTTTTTCCGCTGTCTGAGGCGAGCGCCGCCTCCACTTCGGCCAAGGCCAGCTTGAGATCGGAGACCGTGCGGTACTCGATGGTCTTGCCGTCGTAGGTCACCCGATGCTCACCACTGGCAATGGCCTCTCGCAGTGCTTGGGCATGTTCAAGGGTATAGGTCGTCATCAGTTCATCCACCGGCTGCGAATCAAGCGCCTGCCGCGTTGTGGTCCTTTAGAAACAACGAAGCCACCGCTGAGGGTGGCTTCTTGCTTGGTTGATTGGGCGTCTTCAGGTGGTCCTGCCACGCCTAACGGTTTTTCCAATTCGCGCCAGTGACGCTCCTCATACCGGTCAAGACCAGCCAGGCTGGCAGCCGCCCGCGCATAGACGTAGCAATCAAGCGCTTCGTTGCGCTCTCGAATCTTTTGCCACTCGCGCACCGGATAGCCATTGCGATCCCGACGCGTGACCAACTGCTCAGAGCACAACTGCTGCACGAATTCGGCATCGACCTTGGGCAAATGGATGTATCCAGCTGGATAGAGAATTTCGCCGTCCTCGGTCACTTCCATGGTCTTGCGCAGGTGGTTATAGAACTCCAGCTTGGCAATGCCACCCACCACAGAATAGACCCGAACACCCCGGCGCAGCTTCTTGCCGCCCACGGTCAGGTCCACAGCGGTCGGCAATCCAACCAGCGCAGCACCACGAGCCACGCCTTTCATTGGCAGCAGCCGGGAGTCACGTAACTTGCGCACGAAGGCATAGGCCTCTTGTGTGGCATATCCTGTGTCCAGGCCGATGCGACTCAGGCGCAACTGCACCCCCGACGCATGTGTCCAGGACTCATCGATCATTTCACGCAGTCGTTGCCAGACCGTATCGCGGGAGGTGTCGCCAGCGAGCACACGATGCTCCACCAGCCAGGCCTCTTTGCCCCGACCGAATGCCCAGACCGAGACCTCAATGCGGTCCTTCTGAACGTCCACCCCAGCGCAAAGCAAAGCCGCCCCAATTGGCACAGTGCCGATTCGATAGTCTTCACGGCGCTCGAGCAAGCGCTCCCACTCGGGGGTTTCACCTTGCTCGACCCAGGTCTCGCCCAGCTCTGTGTTTTTAAATGCTTTCAAGGCAGTTGCAGATCCTTGTGCTGCTTCCCATGCTGCAGCGATGTCGGCCCAACTGCGCCAACCAACTGGGCTGTACAGACTGGAGAGGTGAAACCCCACCGTCTTTCCCACGTAATCAGGAATCGACGACTGCCATCGACCCCGCTCCAGCATTTCAGTCTTTTGGTATTCGTAGATGGGCTGCTCACACGACTCACACCTGTAGTGCGCTGTCTCGGGCAGACCTTTTTCCCAGATCAGTTGTTCGAAGATCAGGACTTGCTCGTGCTCGCAATGCGGGCAAGGGACCATGAACTGTCGCTGGTCCGTTTGCTCGTACTCGCGTTCGATGCGTGACGATCCAGAAATTGTTGGCGTCGAGACAATGAATATTTTTCTGCGTGCAAAGGTTCGGGTTCGAGCCTCAGCCAGTGCAATCGCATCGCCTTCTCCCTCAACGTCTCCTGGGTAGCCATCGACCTCATCCAAAAACAAATAGCGCACCGGCATGGAGCGAAGGCCAACGGCGCTGTTTGCGCCCGTCATCACCAGCACGCCACCACGGAACTCTTTGCCCAGGATGGTGTTGCCTGAATCACGTGCCCGTGCAGGTGCAATCAAACCCGACAGCGTCGGACTTTCTTCAATAAGGGGATCAATCCGCTGCTTGGAGTTGCGCTTGGCCATCTCGACCGTCGGCGCAACAGCCATCATGGGGCCAGGGGCCAGATGGATCACATAACCAATCCAGTTGTTGCCGCACTCAGTGCCACCGACCTGTGCACCCTTCATGAACACCACACGCTCGATGGGAGACGTCGGGGAGAGGCAGTCCATGATCTCCTTGAGATACGGCGTGCGATTGGTTCGCCACTTGCCCGGCTCCGAGGCCGACTTCCCCGAGAGCACTCGGTACTGGTCGGCCCATTCAGACACAGTCAGCAGTGGGTCGGGGGTGAGCCCCTCGCGCCACGCCTCAGCAATGGCATCAAATCCGTCATAGTGTTCCAACACATCCCTGCATTCCGTAAAACCTCAAGCCCACAGTAGGGCTCAGTCCAACCGAACAGCCAAATCGCCTAGTTCGATCAAGTGATTGCGCACGGCTTTTTCCAACAGCACATGCAAGGTATGCCCATCGGCATTGAGGTCAGCCGCCATCTGGGCAGCCACACGCGCTGGCCAGTTCAACCAAGCATCGCGCTCGGCCCGCGCCATCTTGAAAACGTGTGCGACGGCTTGGTCACGGTTGACAAGCTCCCCTTTTAGGCGGGCCAGGCGCACCCGGTTGGTCTGCGCCTTGAGCACCTCATTGGCGGTCTTCGCCTGCAGCAACGTGGTGCCGCCGCCTTTGGGTTCAAACGAGCCCGCAGGTTCACCCAGCGTTTCCCGTATCCCCGCAATCGCCTCATTGGAGACGGGCTTGTGTTTACCGCGTTGCTGCGCGGCATCTGTGTTTTTGCTCCATTGAGCGTCGGCCAGCGCCGCATTGATCGTGCCGTCTGCGTTGGGGGTGATCCGCCCGGCCTCAATGGCCTTGCGCACCGCCGTATCGGACACCCCTCGGTGGCGCGCATAGGCCCGAATTGAGAGTCGATCGGTCATACCCAAGTGAAAGAGTCTGGCTAAGAAATTGACTTGATGTTGTTCGGAAATGAAGCGTTCATACGGTCATCAATCAACGTTTTTTGGAGCGCCGCATGAACCACAAGAAAACCACCAACGCCATCAACGCGCCTTCTTGCCTTTTGGAGCAGATCGCACGCGAGCACCTTTTTGTCCAGACGCTGCAGACGCAGCATTCGGACCGGCTGGACTTTCACGACGTGTCGGTTTGGGGAATTGAGGCTGCTCTGCAAGCGGCTTATCAGGCTGGCCTGAAGGCGCAGACGAAGAAGCCACAGGGGAAGAAAAAAGATTCAGAAATCGCTTGATAAGCGAGCGGAATGAAGCGTTCATCACATCACCATTTTTTAAAGGAAAAACCATGAAACTCTCCGAGACCCAAACCAATCTGCTCACCGCAGCGGCACAGCATCCAGAGCACTTGCTGACCGACTTCCCGGCCAATCTAAAAGGGGGTGCGCGGCTTCAGGTTTTGACATCCCTGGCCAACGCCAATCTCATTGCCGCCCACAGCCAAGCCGAGGACGGCACCACGCAATTTGCAATCACCGACGCAGGGCGCAGCGCCCTTGGCATTTCGATCGAAGCCAAGGCAACACCCTCCAAACGAGAGGGCACCAAGCAGGCCACGCTGATCGAATTGCTCCAGCGTCCGGAGGGGGCGACGCTCGAGCAGATGGTCCAGGCCACCGGATGGCAACAGCACACGGTCAGGGGCTGCATGGCTGGAGCCCTGAAAAAGAAGCTCGGTTTGAGCATCGTTTCCGAGAAAGCCGATGGCCAACAACGTACCTACCGCATCGCCTGAGGCTCACATGAGGAACATCACCCTTACCGTCGAATGCAAACCCCTGACCGTGAAATTTGACGCTCAAGAGATCGGGGTCCAAGAGCTGAGCATCCGCCTGCCATTCGGACGCAAACCCAGCGACATCACCGACATCGCAGGCTGCGGCGACTACATCGTCTACGTCACAGAGACACGAGAGATGGAACCCGAAGAGTTCGACGGGTTCGCCATGAACCTCTACAAGTCCCGCGACTGGCTCAAGGGCAAGGGCGGCTACCTAGGGGAAGGACGCCTGTGCGTCCAAGTGCACGCGCCCGGTCGCCCCTACCTGTTCATCGATCCATCTGGCGGGGATTACCCGCGCTACGTTGCTCGATTGGGGTGATCTATGCAAACGTCACAAGCACAAGACCTGGTCAAAATCCCTGCCTCCGAAAACGAGTCGTGGGGCTTTTGGGGAACGATGGGCGGCTACGCCAGCATTGCCTGGCCCATTGCCATGACCCATATTGCCAAGACCACCAGCCAGCCGCTTGAGTCGGTCCGTGCATTCCTGGACAGCCGCCACGGTCGTCACTTTGCTGATGCGGTTCAAGACACTCTGTTGGTTCACCCAGACATGCACCAGGCAGTGACTCTTGCTATCGAGAAATGGATGAGCTGGAAAATTGGACGCACGACCCAGCGAACCCACGGAATCCCCAAGGGGCTGCCATATCTCACAGGGCTTGTGATCCAAAGCGGAATTGCTCAAGACTGCAGCTGATCCGCCGCCTCTTGCTCATTAGCCTGCACTGTCTGCTCCAGTTCTGAGCCACCGTTTTCTCGAACGGCTTTCTTGCCGGTGTAGTCTTCCCAGCGTTTGACGATCACGTCGACGAACTTCGGATCCAGTTCAATCAACCGAGCTTGACGCCCCGTCTTCTCGCACGCAATCAAGGTGGTGCCGGAGCCGCCAAACAAATCCAGAACGACATCGCGGCTCTTAGACGAATTGCGAATGGCTCGCTCAACCAGCTCGACCGGTTTCATGGTCGGGTGCAGATCGTTGACACGCGGCTTGTTATAGAACCAAACATCTGCTTGGTCTCGGTCGCCGCACCAGAAGTGATCGGTTCCCTGCTTCCAGCCGTACAAGATCGGTTCGTACTGACGCTGGTAATCCGCTCGGCCCAGCGTGAAGGTGTTCTTGGCCCAAATCACGAAAGTCGACCACTTGCCGCCCGCATCCAGCCAGGCCTTTTGCAAGGTGTGCAGCTCCGATGAACTCATGCACACGTAGCAAGCACCCTTGGTGACCACCAGCAGGTTGACGCAGGCGTCATAGAGAAATTGGTAGAAGCCGTCACCCAAGGCATCGTTAAGGATGCGTCGGTCTTTGCCGCGCATCTTGTCCTTAGCGCTGTTGCCATAGTCCACGTTGTAGGGTGGATCGGTGAACGCCATGTCAGCCAGTTGGCCATCCATCAGGCGCTCCACGTCCGTCAGGACCGTGGAGTCTCCGCAAAGCAAGCGATGGTTGCCAAGGATCCACAGGTCGCCCGGCTTTGATGTCGGTTCTACTGGGGTTTCCGGTACTGCATCTTCGTCGGTCAGACCATCGCTTTGTTCATCGCCATTGAGCAGCTTGTCGATCTCCTCATCGCTGAAGCCCATCAGGTCTAAGTCGTACTCAGCTGCCTGCAGCTCAGCCAGCTCCAGTTTCAGAAGCTCTTCATCCCAGCCTGCGTTTTCGGCAATCCGGTTATCGGCCAGGATGTAGGCCTTTTTCTGGGTGGGCGTCAGGTGCGCCAACTCGATCACAGGCACTTCTGTGAGCCCCAGTTTGCGAGCAGCCATCAAACGACCATGCCCAGCAATCACTCCGCGCTCGCCATCCGACAGGATCGGGTTGGTGAACCCAAACTCGGCAATGGATGCTGCAATCTGAGCCACCTGGCCGTCGCTGTGTGTGCGGGCGTTTCGCGCATAAGGGATGAGCGAATCCACCGCGATCATTCTGATCTCGGGAGTCATAAAGTCCTTGGGGGGTGAGGGGGAGGTGCAAACCCGGTGCGAACTGCAAACCCGGTTTTTGAATCTGTCGCTATCGAAATCTCGGGCCTTTGCCCCCCGCATAGGGATTTGGCGAGGAAGGACCCAGAAATTTGTGTGGAGGGAGTGGCCTGCACTCCTTTCCACACCATAGCTGAAAATGTACGCTCAATTGGGCTGAAATGCTGCACAGGGTAAATTCGCGCATTGCCTCATATGCACCCACATTGCCCCCCAACTTGTTCAAATCACGCCAATTTACGCGCATGAGTTGATTGCATCGTTGAGCTTGTCGGTGACCAGTTGCATGGCCTTCTTCCAACGTCTGGCTGCAGTGTTTCGATCGCAGGCAAAGCGACGACCGATCTGATGCCACTCGTATCGCTTGGCCCGCATCCAGACCAGGTGTCGTTGCTCCTCCTCCAACCACTGAACCCAACGCATCGTCTCGAGCATGCGTTCGACCGCCTCAGGGCCGGGTGGCATGGGGCGATAGACACGCTCAGGGTCCGGGTAGCGATTGGGCACTTGCATGGCAAGGCTCATCCAGGGGCTTGCATATCCCTGGACACGCACGGGAGGAAGTCGGTAGGACGTGTAAGCGGCATCACTAAAACGTGCTGCCACATCATCAACAGTCCAGATGGTGATCGTCTTAGTCATGCTTGCCTCCTGCTCCATAGAGACGCTCGCCAATGCGCTTGATGAACTCACGCTCGAGGAAGTCAAGTCGCTCGTCTTGATCGGAGATGACCAGGATGTGTTGCTCACGCCAGCCTGAACGCTTGACAGCATCCAGGTCAGTCACGACAGGCTGCACCTTTCCAAGAGCGCAGCGATAGGGTTGTGCTGGGACTTTCATCTCACACCTCCTGTGGCATCTGGCGATCGTGGGTCAGGTAGGCCAGTGCAATCGCATCCGCTTCGTTGTCGTCTGCAGGGTTGTGGCCACGTGCTTTTGCGCTCGCGATCATCTCCTCCTTGCCAGCGTTTCCCTTGCCGGTTGCGTGCTTCTTGATCGTTCCGACTGGCACGCCTTCGTAGGGAATTTGATGATGCTCACACCAGGCAGTCAGTTGACCCATAAAGCCACCGTAGGCATGTGCGGCATCTACCCCCGCATGTCTACGCACTTCCTCAAACACAACCAGGTCAATGCCTGAGGTGCATTGCTTGACGTCTGTGAGCCAGCGTTTGAATTTCAGGAACCGCATGCCGCCTCCCTCAAAGCGTTGAGGCTTGAAGGATTGGCTGCCGCTTGTGATCTGACCGTCTGCATGCATCAATGCCCAGCCAGTCGTTGTGCCCAGGTCCAGGGCAAGAATCGTCATGTTCATTTCGTCTCCAGTTTTTTGCTGGGTGACGGGTTTGACACGTTTCACGGTTAACTCTCTATCGTGTGCGTACGCGCACGCGTGAGGGGTTAATCAGTAAGACTGTCAAATCCGTCACCATGGGTTTATTCAATCGTCTCGGTACGGATAGCCGCCACCGATATGAGGCTTAGGTCGTAGACTGATGCCCGCGATTGCGCGCGCACCGCCATGCAGTCGGCACTTCTCGAACTTGCGGGTCGACATCAACTCGGAGAACCGTTTGATCGAGCCGACGTACTCGCCAGCACGCTCAGCCCATTCACGCCAATCGGTAAACAGATCTGAGACGCCTTCGCGATGGGTCTTGCTCAAGATGCAGCGCTCTTCAATCCATTGACCCAAAGCGTCTTCCGCTTCGAAATACTCTTCGGTTGCAGAGACCACGCACTCGGGTGGACGCAGGCCATCGCGTTGCCAGGCCAGGCATCCTTCGACCGCCCAGGCCAAAATACCGTCACGCTCCGCGTACAGTTTCTCGGTCAGCTTGCCGTCACGCCTCTCAGGCGGGATCGTCACCGTGAAGGGGATAAGGTGCAGACGCCGCTTCATGGCCTCGTCCACATTGCGAATCGAGGGCTTGTGGTTGCCCGCAATGAGCAACTTGAACTGCGGGATGTACTCAAAGAAGTCTTGACGCATAAAGCGCGCCGACACCTTGTCACCACCCGTGATGGCCTTGACCTTGGACTCGTTCCAACGCCTGCCTTGCTCGGTTTCCACTGATGCCACGAAACGTGCGCCGCGCAGACCAGCCAGGTCGGTTGGGTGGCGGTCACCTCGAGCATCCATGAACGTGTCCATGGGTGCGCTCGTGGCGTAGTCGCCCAAGATGCTGGCCAAGGTGTTCACGAACACCGACTTGCCGTTCGCACCGGTTCCGTACAAGAAGAACAATGCGTGGGCGCTGGTTGCCCCGGTCAGGCAGTAACCCGCCATGCGCTGCAAGTACTCCTGCAAGAGAAGGTCGCCGCCGGTCACATCGTTCAAGAATGCCTTCCACTGCGGGCAGTCACCCCTTGGAGTGGCCGTGGCAATCTTGGTCATGCGGTCAGCTCGGTCGTGAGGACGCGTCACGCCCACCTTGAGATTGACCACACCGCCAGGGGTGTTGAGCAAGAACAGGTCCGCGTCCCATTCCTCGGTGGTAGAGGCATGGCGGCGATCTGACCTGGCCATGCGATCGACACCGCCCACGGTGCTGCTGGCCAGCAACTTGGCGGCCAGGCGATGCGAGTCCACCTTGAGCGCAGCCTCACGACAGATGGCACGAATGAGGTGATGCGACATCAATGTCTCATCGGGCTGCCAACGGCAACCAGTCCATACCAGCCATTTGCCCCAGGCTGCGCAATATCGCCACTCATCCGCGTATCGGGAGGTGAACGCCAGCGTCAGCGCATCGTCGGTCGCCCACACCGTGGCATCCTGCGTTGTCATGGCCTTGGTGGACTTCACACACATGCGCGGGCCAGACGCAATGAACGTGTCAACGTCAAAGCTCTCGGTCAACGCATCGGCTGCATCCCATCCATCAGCCTTGTCATCCGGCGGCAAGAGCACATCGCACGAGAGAGCGCCAGCGTCCAATACCGCCTGCGCCGCTGCCATCGCGTACTCCCAGCCCGGCTTATCCCGATCAGGCCAGACCAGGACGACCTTGCCCGCCAGAAGTGACCAGTCAGTCTTGTCCACCGGTGCGTTGGCTCCGTGCATCGCCGTCGTGGCCGTGATGCCTGCGGCAATCAATGCCTGCGCACACTTTTCGCCTTCAACCAAGATCACCCGTTCGGCAGCAATCATCCCCGGCTGGTTGTAAAGCGGACGAGGATCAGGCGGAGCCATCTTGCGCCGCTTGGCATCCCAGGGACGGAACTCCTTCTTGCCTCCGGGTGGGTCATAGCGGTAGACGACGGCGATCAGGTGGCCGGTGGGATCAAAGTAGTCCCACTTGGCCGTAGCTGGTCCCAACTCATCGACCGGAGCTTCCTTCTTGGCCTTGCGGGTTTGGGTGGGCGCAGCCTGTCCAACCAGTTCAGCGGCATAGTCAAGCACCCGAGGAAAGTCAGCCTGAGCGTCAGCGCCAAGGTAGGCAGCGATCAGATCAAAGATGTCGCCGCCGTCACCAGTGGCTCGATCTGTCCAGAGCCCCGCCTTCTCCCCGTCAAGGACAACCTCGAGGCTGTCACCAGGACTGCCCAAGACGTCCCCGATCAGGAACTTGCCTCGTCGCTTCTTGCCAGCAGGGAACAATCCCGCAAGAACCGATTCGAGTCGATCAATCAGCGATGCACGCAACTGCTCTCTGGTGGCATCCGTGTCTTTGTGCGCAGGGGAGTCGTTGTCATTGAAATCAAGCATCCGACTTCTCTCCCCCCACCTGCATCCATTCCATCAGCTCACTCACTTTGAAGCGAACCATCTTCCCGACGCGGTAATGCGGCAGACCAAGACGCTCACGCTCTTTGGGGTGTGTGAAAAGGTACAAAGGCATCTTCAAGCAGTAGGCCGCCTCATGTGCATCGACCAGCTTTTCGCTGAGAATTTGATTAACGTCCGTCATTGATTTGTCTCCAGCACCGGTCCTGCCATGCGCACATCCGGCATTCAAAATGAGTGGGGTCTTGGTAAGCGCGAGCGAGCAATTCGCCCGCGTCGGTCGCAGAGATCACCTTGAGCGCACGGTCAGACATGCGCTGCGCCAATGCCGCATCAAAGGGCACCAACTCGGTATAGATCTCCATGCTGTCGGCATTGACTGCCGTGAAAACCGCAGGGTTTTCATGCAGCTCCAGATAGGCCTGGTACAGCACCACCTGTGCGTGATAGATCGGCTTTGAGATCGCCAGCTTGTTTTTCTCGAGGTCACGCCAGGACTTGGAGCCAAGGCATTTGTTCTCCCACAAGGCGGGATACTTAAAGCCGTCAGGTCCACCAACGATCACACCGTCAATGTGGCCAGCCAAGCGACCATCGAGTGCCGCAAATCCGAATTGCTCGCCATTGGGTTTGGTCGTGCGCAGATCAAAGCCTGCTTGCCGCATCCACTGGATCATGCTTTCCTCTGAGAGATGGCCACGCTCAAAGATGCGAAGCAATCGACCAGGATGCTCACGACCAGGATCTACTGGAGCCTTCGCAAACTCGTACTGCAAGGCTCGCTCGCAAGAGACGCCTAAGCGCGATGCACCGAGATAACTTCTCGGACGTTGTTCGGCCTGGCGCTTTTGCAGCCCGGCATCGATGAGCGCACTGACCTGACCCGAGATGCTGGAAGAAGAATTGAAGTCCATCATTTCTTCTCTCCTTCCACCACCCAAGGCAAGTCATCCTCCATGTCGGCGAATGGGTGTGCCAGAGGATCAGGCGTTGGCTTCATCCCACGCACTGGCGGAAACTTCGTCTGTTCGTGATGTACCAGCATGGCATCGGTCCAGCACGTCACGATGGCATCGATAACGCGCAGGGCTTGCTCTTCGGAATATTCCCCCAGTGGTTTGTCAAAGCCAATTTCGCCTGCTGACTCACCGAATGCCTTGAGACACCTCTTCATGGAGGCCAGCTCGATATCAGAAGGATCGATCATGGGAACCTCCTTCATATCGACTCGCCCATCGAGCACGCGCTGCCAGTTCCCGTACATCGCATGGAAGACGTCCTGACATTTTTTCGAGCAGAAAACCCAGTCGATTGGGTAGCGCCGGGGATGGCCCACACCGTGACGGTTGTCGGTGTGGCCGAAACCCCGGGCCTGTCTGTTGCAGACCCAGCATTTCATTAACCCTCCTTACTGAGCCCAGCTCGGTTTGCCCGAGACAGGTGCGCGCCCGGCCTGTGCAGGAGCACTGCTGGCAGGAGGTGCTTGATAGGTCGCAGCAGGACGTTGAGCGGCAGGCGCTGACGCACGCGGATAGTCGGCCTGGTCTGGCTCCACGGCAATCTTCACCACGTTGCGAAGCTCACCGCGTCCGTCCTTTTCAACATCAATGCGTGCCACGAATTCAC